CTTTTTGACGAGGAAGGATGGAAGGACGTTAAGCCCGTCGCGGGTAAGGTCAACATAGCCTGTTATCATGGTCCGGTTCGAGGTTCAAAAACGGAAACCGGATGGGAACTGGACGACGGACTCACGACAGATTTCTTCAAAAATTATCCATTTGTGCTCCTTGGTGACATTCACAAGCGACAGCATCTAGCTTATAGGGACGACAAGCCTTGGATATCTTATGCTGGAACCCCGTTGCAACAGAACTACGCGGAAGAGCTGGAACATGGATATCTTCTATGGGATATAGATGATGAATCAAAATGGGACGTTAGCTTTAGAAAGCTTCCCAATCCAAAGCCTTATGTTACGCTGACATGGTCAGGTTCGACAGAAGATGTCATTAAAGAAGCGTCCAGTTATCCAGATGGTTCACGCTTCCGTATTCGTAGCTCCCAGCAGTTGACTCAGAAAGATTTTCGAGACCTCAACGAGAACTTAAAAGGCAAGAAGCTGGCTACCGAAGTAACTTTTAAGTCTGATTTTGTCATCGATAAATCCATCGTAAAGACGGGTTCGACGACACTAGCCAAAGCCGACCTCAGAAGCCCAGACGTCTTGACAAAGCTGGTCAAGGATTTTCACAAGTCTTCGCAATTTTCGGAAGAAACGTGGGACTCCGCTCTTGAGCAGGTGAAGTCGTATTTGTCTACCGTCGCAAATTCTGAAGAGTCGACACGAAATTCTAAGTGGACTCTCAGGTGTCTAGAATTCGACAACATGTTTACGTATGGCCCAAAGAACTTTATCAATTTCGATAAGCTCAACGGAATCATTGGAATATTTGGTTCTAATAGGCTAGGCAAGTCTTCTATTGTCGGGACCTTGATGTATTCTCTTTTCAACACCACGGATCGTGGTCCGATGAAAAACCTACACGTTTGTAACATAAGGAAGCCGTATTGTTCTTCCAAGGTTCTTATCAATCATAATGGAACAGATTATGTCATTGAACGTCAGACTACAAAGAGCGAAAACAAGAAGGGCGTGACCACGGCTGCGACAGCCCTCAATCTTTTTAGGATTAATGACGATGGTGAGGCAGAAGATTTAGCGGGTGAGCAGCGGACGGATACCGAAAAAGCGATCAAGACCCTCATTGGTAATCACGAAGATTTTTTGATGACGTCATTGTCTGCCCAAGGAGAGATCAATCAGTTTATCTCCCAGGGCTCTACAAAGCGTCGAGCAATCTTGTCTCGATTTCTAGACTTAGATATCTTTGATAAGATGCATGAACTGGCCAATAAAGAGATAAATACTCTCAAAGCGCAGCTGAAGAACTTTCCGCCGAGAGATTGGGAACCAACAATTGATCGTTGCAAATTAGAACTTGAAATGGCTGAAAAGTCTATTGATGAACTTACAAAAAAAGCTCAAGATAAGCAAAGCAAATTATCCCAGCTTCAGCTGGAACTATCGAAACACAAAGACACAACTCCGGTAACAAAGTCGCAAGTTGAATCCAGCGCGCGCAGAGTTGTTTTTTTGGAGCAACAAGCAAAGAGCTGTACAGACTCTATTCAACGTCTTGAAGATGAGATACAGGATTACAATCTAAAGCTTGAAACAATAAAAAACGTAAAAGCTGAGAATAACATCACCGTTCTCCGCGCTCGTTATTCTGCCTACAAGACTCTAGAATCTTCTCTTTCTACTTTGCAACATCTTTACGAGAAAGAATCGACACAGCTAAAGCAATATCAAAAATCTTTAAAGATACTTGATGAGGTTCCTTGTGGGGATGATTATCCAAGTTGTAAATTTATAAAAGACGCTCACGTTAATAAAGAAAAGATAACTGTTCAAACAGAAAAATTTGAGCAAGCTTTGTCAAAGCTCAATGAAGCCCAAGCCGCTCTAGATATTATTAATAAAGAAAATGTTGTAGAGCGGGTAGAGAAGATGGAGAAGCTTCTTGTCCTAGAGTCTAAGCTACAGTTAGACGTTTCTAGGAAAGAAACAGAGCTAGCTAGAACAAAGTCTTCTTGCGACGTGCAGCGAGTTGACATGTTGTCTGCTAAAGAGCGTCTGCAGCTTCTGGAAGAAGCTTTAAAAAATGAAGAAAATGCGGAAGCAGTTTCCATTAAGTCAAATATAGAAGCTGTTCTAGAGTCGATCCGTGACATCGATACATTGAAGTTTGAAACAGCTACCAAAAAAGGTAAGCTGACTGCCGAGCTTGAAAAGCTAAACGAAGAAAAAGCTGTTAGGGACGATTTGCTGGAAAAGATGAAAGTCCATGACTTAGTAGTTTCAGCCTTTTCAAAGCGTGGAATTCCTACAATAATTACAAAATCGCAGTTGCCTGCTATCAATGCCGAGGTGGCGAAGATACTCCACGGTATCGTCGACTTTTCAATAGAGCTGGAAAATGACGAAGAATCGGACAGCTCTGAGATCTATATCAACTACGGTGATTCTCGGAGAGTCATTGAACTATGTTCCGGTATGGAAAAGACCATCGCTTCTTTGGCTATTCGAGTGGCGATGATAAATGTTTCTTCCCTCCCCCGTCCCGACATTTTTATTATTGATGAAGGATTTGGAACATTAGACGACGCGTCGGTCGAGGCCTGTAATCGTCTCTTGACATCTCTCAAACGATATTTTAGAGTGATTATAGTGATCACTCATGTCGATGGTATCAAGGACGTTGTCGACCATGTACTGGAGATAACAAAGAACGAAAAAGATGCTAGAATATCCTATGGAGAAGAATCATGACTAAAGATTGGCTGCCTTATCCAAGAGATAGGAAGATGAAAGACAAAGGGAGTTACATCGTTATTGTACCCTCATCTTATGACGAGAATAAGAGACAGGACATGTCTCTGTTCTGCGAGGTGTGTAACTTTTCTTTTTCCCACAAGGAAGACGAAATCTCTTTCAAAGAATTCCAGTGTTGTACGACATGCGCCGATACGTGGGCTTATTCTCACAGGGCAGAGTGGAAAAAAGGATGGCGACCAACGGCAGAGCAAGTTAGTGTCAATAATCAAAAAAGACTTTTTGTCAACACCGATATACGCTTTGAGTAGAATTCGTTATATTTAGGTAGAGATATTTTATGAGCACGATAGATCTTGCAGCGTTGGGACAAGCGATAGACACCACGTGGGGTCGTTCATCTACACCAAAGACGGCTTCTTATTCCGTCAAGTTTAGCTTTGTTGGCGACATGCTACTGGCCTCTTACCAAGCCGTAGTCAATTTTGCTACCGAAAAAGAGATGATAACGATGAAGCGAGGCTACTCCGAAGAATCGGTGAAGGTCATCGACGCCGTTCTAAAAAACGTCAAGTCTGTCTATAAAGATTTGACTGGTAAGACGTTATCCATCAAGGAACATTCCACGACCGATTCTATCGAAGTCATTGGTTTCAACGTTCACAATCCAAAGCGGACAGCTTACTTCCGAAGAAAGACAACTTTCGAGCTTGCATGATAAAGCCGCTGACAAGAAGCGAACAAATAAAGGAAATAATCCGCTGCGGTAAAGAACCCGTCTACTTCATGCGGAACTACGTAAAGATCCAGCACATGTTGCGGGGTCTTGTTCCTTTTGAGACTTATGATTTTCAGGATGATTGTGTTAAATCATTTGAAGAGAGTCGTTTCAACATAGTCCTTAAATCTAGGCAGCTGGGTCTTTCCACGGTTACGGCGGCTTACGCCACATGGTTTGCCATCTTCAAAAAGGATAAGAATATCCTGGTCATAGCCACAAAGCTATCGACTGCCATGAACTTCATTAAAAAAATAAAGATCATGCTTGACGGTTTGCCGCCCTGGTTATTGTTGACAAAGTACGAACCAACGAAACAATCGATAGCCTTTGCCAATGGATCCACGATAACAGCCATACCGACGAGCCCTGATGCCGGTCGTTCCGAAGCCTTGTCTTTGCTCATTGTAGACGAAGCTGCTTTCATTAGAGATTTTGAGGATATCTGGACCGGTCTCTACCCGACGTTGTCCACCGGTGGTAATGCCATCATTATTTCGACTCCTAACGGTGTCGGAGGACAGTACTATCGTCTCTGGATGGACGGTGAGACCAAACAGAATGAATTTAATACCATCAAGTTACCTTGGTGGGTCCACCCCGAACACGACCAAGAATGGTTTGACAAAGAAACAAAAAACCTACCAAAGCGAAAAGTTGCTCAAGAATTTTTGTGCGACTTTATATCATCAGGCGATACGTTCCTTCAGCCTACAGAGTTAGAATATCTTCGTGAGATGATTCGACCGCCATTGGAAAAAAAAGGTCCTCAGAGTGCTGTCTGGATCTGGAGTCGTCCTGTATCGGGAAAGAAATACGTTATTGGAGCCGACGTGGCCCGCGGCGATGCAGGAGACTTTTCCACATTTCATATTATAGACAACGAGACCTGCGAAATTGTTGCAGAATACATGGGAAAGATTCCACCCGATAAATTTGCCGAAGTGTTGTTTGAATACGGGAAGATGTATAACGAAGCGTTGATATGCCCTGAACAAAATACTTTTGGATATTTCACATGTGTTAAACTTCGTGATGAAGGGTACCCTCGATTGTACTATCAAGGTTCTTCGGGAGATCCCTTTGAATATAAATCGACAAATCCGGACGCCATTCCTGGTTTCTCGACGCAGACAAAAACTAGAGCTCAAATACTTGCCAAGGTCGAAGAACTCATTCGAAATTCAGTCGTCAAAGTATATTCACAACGTCTGTACGATCAGCTTCAGGCGTTCATCTGGAACGGTAATAGAGCTCAAGCCTCCAAGGACGCCCACGACGACCTCATCATGAGTTTAGCTATAACGACATGGCTTGTTGCCGGAGAATCAAGCGTAAACGGACAGGCAATGGCCATGTCCTATGCCATGCTCAAGGCGACCAAACTAGAACGTAACACAAACATGCCAGGTGATGTCAACTCAGCCAAGCCGTTGGTAAACCCAGCCATCTCTGGGCAGGTGCCAAGTCCAAGAGACGTATTTAAACCTAAAGACCCCGCTTCGGTACGCCATGCCGATGTTTCTGACTTTTCTTGGTTGTATCGTTGAATAGTCGATAATATGTATAAGAGCTAGATAGAGGATTCACATGTCCAACAAGATCAATATCACGACACTAAGAAAGATTATTTCAGAAGAGATAGCCACCCTCAAGGAAGGTGCCGACCACGATACAGCATCAAAGGTCATGGCGTCTGCCGTCAAATTGATCGCTGCCATAGAGTCTTTTAAGGAATCAGCCACGGGCAAGGCCAAGGCAGAAACTTCCTCGCATCTTGACGCTCTAGAGAATGTCCTCAAGAACGTTATTAACTCTCCAATGAACTACGTCGATGTCCCCAAACGTGTGGCCAAAAAGGTGTCCCTCAAGCCCACCGGCAAGGTAATGTGATTATACGAAGATAAAACAAGGATTACTATAATCCTGAGTGAGAGCCACGTCCACGATTGGACGGGCAAGATTATATGGCAAGCAAAGATCAAAAACCAAGCTCTTTATTTCAGAGACTGTCCAAACTGTTCAAGAGCGGTCCTGTCGTCAAGCGTAAGATAAGGACCCTTGACACGACGATAGCGATGGCCGACAAGTCCAAGTCGTCTGGAGCGTTACTATTTCAAAAGTCTTTGGCTCCAACTTACGCGACCATTACGGCCAACGCTTATAACCTCTCAGAGCGCCTGATGAGGTACCAAGATTTTCAAGAAATGGAATACACACCGGAGCTGGCCGCGGCTCTTGACATATATGCCGATGAAACCTGTGCGCAGGACGAAAAAGGCAGAGTATTACACATCTATTCTGACAATGAAAAGGTCAAAGAGATTCTCGAAGACCTTTTTTATAATACTCTAAATGTAGAATTTAACCTCCGATCATGGGCTCGTAACCTTGTCAAGTACGGTGATTTTTTCCTCTACAACGATGTTTCACCTGAGTATGGAGTCATCAACGCTTTTCCTATTCCTGTCAATGAAATAGAGAGAGAAGAGAATTATGATCCCAACGATCCCTTTGCCGTTCGCTATCGTTGGGTTACATTAGGTAACAGGACTCTAGAGAATTGGGAAGTCACTCACTTTCGTCTGCTTGGAAACGATATGTTTCTTCCTTATGGTTCTTCGGTTATCGAGGCGGCTCGGCGCATCTGGCGTCAATTAATACTAATCGAAGATGCCATGTTAGTATACAGGGTCGTCCGTGCCCCAGAACGTCGTGTCTTCTATATCGATGTTGCTAATATACCTCCTGAGAATGTTCCCATGTATGTTGAGGAACAGAGAAAGAATCTTCGGACCAACCAGGTTGTCGATCGGCAAACAGGACGATTGGATCTTCGATATGCTCCGTTGAGTATAGAAGACGATTATTTTATTCCTGTGCGCGGCGGAGACTCCGGTACTAAGATCGATACCTTGGCTGGTGGTCAGAACGCCGCGGCCGTCGAGGACGTCGCCTATATCCAAAAGAAGTTGTTTGCGGCTTTGAAGATTCCACGGGCTTATTTGGGTTACGATGAGATGCTGTCGTCCAAGGCGACGTTGGCTCAAGAGGACATCCGTTTTTCTAGGACTATCAACGTTATCCAGAAGGTCCTTCTAGCCGAACTAAATAAACTCGCGATAATCCACCTATATTCCAATGGATTTGATGGAGAAGACCTCCAGAACTTTACTCTGCACCTCTCTAATCCATCGACGGTGGCCCAGCAGCAGAAGCTAGAACTCTGGCGCTCTAAGTTTGAAATTGGAGGTTCTTTGCCGGAAGGCATGGGAAGCAAAGAATTCGTTAGAAAGACTATCTGGGGTTTGAATGACGAACAGTGCGAAGCCCTTGATGACCAGCGTTACAAGGAAAAGATAGTCGATTCCGCCATAGAGAACGCCAAACCAGAAGAAGGTGAGGGCGGCGAAGAAGGCGGTGAAGAAGAAGAAGGCGGCGGCGATCTCTTTGGTGGCGGAGAGGAAGAATCCGGAGGGGAAGAAGAGGCCGCCGGTGGTGAGGAAGAAGGCGGAGGAGAAGATTTATTCGCTGGCGACAACGTAGGGGAAAAGGAACCTGATGTCGAGCTTCTGATTTCTTCTGACGAACCTGATATAGACATGCCGCTTTACGAAAAGGACAAGGTCCCTGTCAAAGCTCAATCTCAGCTAAAGAAAGCCATATATGACAGTTCTCGTCGCAAGAAACACAATCTCCATCAACCTGATTTTGTGAAGATGACGTCTCACAAGGACACAAAAGACCCTTATGACATCAAGGCTTCTAATCGAGAGATGAGAGGAGATCCATTCAAAGAATCACCATCACCGAGATTCAAGACTAGCCTTCCGTCAGACGTATCTTCGGCCTTGAGACGCATGACATTGAAGTTAGGACCTCGCCCCCAGCAGCCTGACGGACTTTTGGTCGAAGAAAAAAATATCAATAATGAAATTGAAGGCTTATTTATCACAGACGAAGATTGAAAGGTTCGCAGATGTCCAAATCACACAACAAGAAGCGTAACACCGCTTTGCTATACGAGTTTTTGATCCGCAAGATCTCTA